TCTGCTAATATTGCCTCTGTTATATCTGTATGCTCTGGTATAGTTACTTGATTATCTAATAACAAACTTATATTTAATTTATGTTGTGTAGCTTTTGCTTGTAATAAATTTATAGTATTAGTAGTTAATACACCCTTCATATCCTTGGTTCTTTCTTATCTAATATATCGTTTAGTTCATTTGACTTTTGTTTACTACCTACACTACTACCAAAGTAATATGCTAATACCATCGTAGTAGCAGAGTTTAAAGCACCTAATACATATACTAAAATATCTTTAGCACCTGAGTTTACATCTACATCTGCAAATATAATTACTAAAAATAAAGCAAAAGACATTGTTACTGTACCTAGTGCAAGTAATGGGGTAACACATTTGTTTAACCAACTAGCATTTTCACTGGTAGCAATAGCTGTTTCTCTTCTTCTAGCTGAATCTCTATCAGCATACTCAGCTTCTAATTTAGCAAGTTCTCCTTTTTGCTCCATAGCTTTAAGTTCTTTCATAGCTTTAGCACGAGCAGTAGGATCTGGTATTAATCTTTCGACTAACTTTTCTCCAATAGGTAATAGTCCTGTTAATAAATTAAGCAACTTCTTCTCCTTTACTTGCTTTATAAAACTTCTTTCTTCTTTTGCAACCCTTATCTGTTTTTGGTTCAAACCAATTAAACCCTCTTTTAGTATTAGCACACCAGTAAGTACATAAGTCTCTTTCTATCCACTGTAACTTACAATAGTATTGATCTACATGTGGTACTAAAGTAGCCATCCATATTGTAAAAGTTACACTAATCACTTACTTGCCTCCACTATTGCTGTCCATAAAAAGTGAGATAGATAAATTAAAAGTAAAACTAAACTTCCAACAGCAACTCCCATCTTGGTGTTATATAAAAAATTCTTCCTTCTTCGCATCTGATTATAAACTTCTCGTTCTCTTCTTTTCTTAATCTCTCTCCGCATTTGTATAAATTTTCGATAGCCGTTAAGCCCTCCCCAATCTGCTGTCCAGTTTGCAGTGAAGAACTCTCGAATATATTTTTCTTGCTCACGAATCTTTTCCTCTGCAATAATGCTATCAAATACTTCTTGAGTTGCTGATCTCTTATAGGTTAATGTTTTAAATATCCCTGGCTTACTTTTCTCTTGAGAGATTACTTCTTTTACATCTTCAATGTGTCCTGCCCATTTAGACAGAGTGCGATAAATCTCCTCTACATCTTTCCCTACTGCTACTGCTTTTTTAAGAGTCGTGTAACATACAGATGCTGCTGAAAGTGCAGTAATAGGATCTATCAATATTATACTCCACTAGCAGAACTTCCGTCTAAACTAATGCTAGGCCAATCAGACCATGTTCTTGGATCTGCATCACCAATCGTTTGCGGTACATTTCTTAATTCAGTTCTGTATACAGCATAAGCAGATTTGTTTGCAGTGCTATCCGTAACTTGACTCCAGTCCGTATCACTTAACAACTGATTACGTTGTGAACGTATTTGTGAAAGACTACCTGCTTTATTAGCAGTAATTTCATCAGCAGTTAAACTAACAACTTTTACTGTAGTAACAAAATTCCCATCTACGAAAGGTGTAGTACCTTCAAGTTTTTGTGTAAGTCTATCGTGCGGTAAAAACTTATTTACTTTTTTAAAACCTCTTCTGACAAGTGTTGCATCGTCAGGTACGTTTTTAAACCAAATACGATAGTGGTCTATTTGTTCTATCGTATCTCCATTCATTTTTGCAATGTACATTTTATCTCCTATTTGTTAGCAAAGGCTTTTGTTGGGACTGTAAATGAAGAACCAGTATATCTAGCAACACCTTTAGTTATTCTAATCTCATCCATATACCCCCCTTTAAAAAGTCTACTAGTAGCTGGTCCGATATTTCCAATATGAAAATCATTAGAAGCATGACGTAAGTCAGCAGTACTATTTACAACTGCTCCTTGTTGTGTGCCATCAATAAACAAACGAATATCATTTGACGAATCCCTAGTAGCAGCTAAGTGATACCACTGATTAATACTGTGTGAAAATGATCTTTCTATAACCGCACTAACACTTAGAGCAAATTCTAATTCACCATCATATATTTGAAAATACCAACCCTGATCATTCCCAAAAAATCCTTGTCTTTGGTCAGTAGAAGTAAAATATACAAATAATTCTACTGTAAATTCGCCCGTTCCTAATTGATGGATTTCCTGATGAGGAATTACTAATTTATCATTAGTACCGTCAAACTGTATACTTCCTGTACCAAACTTTTTAACACTTGTATCTATTTGTGCATTATCAACAGTTTCTAAATTACTTTTCATTGTGTTGTCAATGATTTCTGCGTTGGTAAAATTCATTAGTAACTTTGTATCACTGTTTGATGTTGGAGGAACGGTGGGTAAAGTAAAACTACCTGAACTATATAAGGCACTTTTTAAAATTCTAGCCCCTAACATAAAACCATTTAGATACCAACTTGAAGTGCCAGTTGCATTATATCCAACAACAATACTTGCGGTTGAATCATGAAGTGTTACCCCTGTAAAGTCAGTTGTAGAACCAACCTGAGTTCCGTTAACAAAAAGCCTAAGATTATTACCACTTCTGCAAACTGCAAAATGAGTCCATTGATGCAAATTATTTGTTATTATATGTCCACTGGCTGCAGTTAAAAAACTAGACCCATTTGATGAATACCCAAATATAAATTGATTAGTTGTACTGGTGCCAAAATAAAATGATAGATTACTAGCTGCCCATTGATTAATCCAACCCGCCCCGACTGAATTTGAGTTTGTTATATATAACCATGTTTCTATAGTAAAATCACCACTACCTAAATGAAATTCACTTGAATCTGGAATTGTTAAATAATCTCCACTACCATCAAAAAAAGCACTACCACCTACTGCATTTTTACTATATGACCTAGATGGTGCAAAGGGTGAAAAGGGTTGTACTTTTGGTGTGTTAACTGTAGTTGGTGCATAACCTGTACTTGAATTATCAAGAAATCTATTGCTTTGATGTGTTAAAAGTTTTACATCACCTGAAGAACTACCTTGAGATGTTAGGGTTAATGGGCTAGTTGAAACTGTAAAACTTGAACCTGAATAAAGAGCCGAACTTGTTATTTTGAAATTACTTATATAAGCACTTAATGAAGTTGAATAACCCTCTGGATTTCTAGCAATATATAATGCTGTTGTTACATCGCCTAAGTTATCTCCAAAAGTTCCTGTTGCTTCTTTAGAACCATTTACATAAATATGAGTTTGATTAGTGCCTGTGCCTTCTCGAACTAAAGCCACATGTCCCCATTGGTTGGTAAGTTGTGATCTAACATCTCCAGTTGCCATGACGTTGCCACCATTTCTTTCAAGTGTTAGATTTCCGTTTCCAGTATCGTGTATATTAAATTTTGAGTTTGACCCTCCACCATTTGATGCACCGAAAAAAGGTCTAAAAGCATTATCTGTTGTTGAGAGAGTTTGAAAAACAAAAAATTCAATTGTAAAATTTCCAGTTCCTATTGAGGCAAACGAAGAATTTGGATAAGTAACAAAGTCAGTATCTGCTGAATCTCCATAAACACTCCAATACCCATCTTCTAAACTAAATGGACTAAAAGTTCCTTGTGTTGCATTACCAATTCTAGTAATCGAATGACCACTAGAAGAACTGTCTACAAACGTATTGTTCTGTCCACCATTCGTACCATCACCGTGCAGTAATAAAACAGTCTGATTAAAATTAGGATCTGTTTCTTCTCCTGTGTCTACTGCTCCACTTGTACCTAATAAATTTTGATGTGGTGCTGTCATTTTTTAACTCACATTTCCCGTAATAATACATCCATCTGCTGATACAAAATAAATATTAGCAATGCCATTAGCCCCTAAAGTAATAGTTCCTGTAACAGAAACTGCACCGCCTACAAAAGCATTTACTTGGCTAGTAATAGAACCAGTAGTACTTGTAGTATTTACAATACTAACAATATCTCCGATAGAAAAAGCACCTGTCATATTACTTGCAGAAGGTATTAATGCTTGAACTCCTGCTGAGTTTAATTGAACCATTTGCCCTAAATCTGTTAATGCTATTTCAGCAGTAGCATCTACTGTACGAGAAACATCTAAATCTCTAATATCACCTTTTGAATCAGATATAGTAGAAGCTCCTATTATAGTACCACCTACTCCTACGTTACCTGTAAGATTAGCACTAGCATTTGCTGTAAGAACTCCTCCTACAACAACACTATCTGCCGTAGCATTACCAAGATTAACATTACCTGCTAACCCTGCACTACCTGTTACATTTAATAGACCTCCTACATTTAAAGCAGCTTCTGCACTAACAGTGCTAGTAATTTTAAATGTGCCTCCTACTTCAGCATTTCCTAATACGGATAAGTTAGTTCCTACATTTACTACACCTGCAGCACTAACACTAGGAGCAGAATCTAATGTTTTATTAGTTAACGTAGCTGTGCCTACTTCAGACACTAATGTAGAGTTAGCACCTTTAGGTAACAACATAGTATTTGTTACCCCTGCTGAATGTTCTTGTGATTTTATTGTTTGACCGTGAGAGTTACTTCTACAATTAAGTTTAAGTTCAGCATCTGTAGATCCACCACCTTTTACTTCAACAATATAACTAGTAGCAGCTATAGTTAAATTACCTGCATTGTTTTTAAGATCGCCTTCAACATTAAATGTACCACCTACAGAACCATTACCAGATACATTTAATGTACCATTAGCAGATACATTATCTAGTGTTGTATCTCCTGTTACATTTACAGTTCCTGTAATATTAGCAGTAGCTAAATTAGTTGTACCTCCAACTGCAAATGTACCACCTACAGATGCATTACTACTTACAGCTAAAGTACCATCAGCAGAAATAGCTCCTGTAGTTGTTGCACCATTTACATTTAAAGTGCCACCTACAGAACCATTACCTGCAACATCAAGTGTGCCACTAGCTGATACATCTGTTAAATTAAATTCTCCTGTTACTTGAAATGTACCTCCAATAGATGCATTTCCTGCAACGTCTAATGTGCCACTAGCAGATAGATTTGATACATCTGTATCTCCAGTTACTGCTAATGTACCACCTACTGAAGCATTACTTTGTACAGACATAGTAGATTCAGTATCAACAGCACCACCTATATTAAGTGTGCCACCAACTGAAACATTACCAGTTATAGTAGCAGCATCTGCTGATATGTTATCTGTATTAATAACACCATCAATATATAAATCTTTCCATTCTTTTGTGCTTTTACCTAAATCAGTAGCACCATCTGATGCAGGAAATATTGCACCTGAATCAACTTCTACTTCTTGTGATGGGCCTAGTTTTTGAATTGCACCACCTTCAGCAGCCGTACCATCATGTGTATGACCATCTGTTGCAAATGCACTTACTATCGCATCAAATTCTCCATCAAAATCTGCTGCGTTAATAACATTACCGTCAGCAATATTATTTCCTGAATCGTTTCTAGTATAACCTGTTCCCATAATAAAAATCCTTATCGTCTATCGAAAGTTCCAAATTCTAAAACTGCAGCATCTAATGAAAATGGAGGAAATGTATCACTTGATGTAAACTGTAGTGCTACATTAAATCCAGACCCTATTGTTTGTGTAGTAAATACTTTTTTTAATTTACCACCAAATGTTGATGTTCCAAAAACTGATGTACTTCTTCCAAAAATTGAAACCTCTTGTGTTGTATTTGATAAAGTAATTGGTGCAGGTTGTATTGCATTATCTCCATCAAAATCAAATTTTAAATTTACTGTAGTATTAATACTACCTGCAGGATCTGTATACAAATGTAACTTATAAATAGTTTTTCTAAGTTGTGGATCATTTAATGTAACAAATGGTGTAAAAAATGTAGCTTCGATATTAGAACCGTCTAAGCTATTACCGTCTTCCATTTTATAAACATATCCACCTGAGTTCGCAAATAAAATAGTTTCTGTTGAATTAAACATATCACTATCAGCAACAAATGCTTTAAATCCTCTTAACTCAGCCCAACCAAAAAAACTACCCTCTGTTCCTGCTAATTGTGTTCCTAATATTCCTGTAGCATTACTTTCAGAAACATTAGTATTAAAACCTAACAATCGGTATTGTGATTTACCTTTGATTGTTACACTATCAAAACTTGTATTAGCTGTAATTAAATCTGTAATTTCTTTTTGTATATTTTTAGATATTACTGCTAAATCAAAGTCTCCAATTTTATCTGTAGAGCTTAATGATCTAAGTCCATCTGGCCCTAAGAATACTACATCACCTGCAACTTCTTTTATAGTATCAGAATCAACACATCCAATATTGGTAGTTATAGGTTGTAATATAAAATCTGCAAGTGTATTTCCAACTAATCTTTCTATTTTATTTTCACTAAATATAATTAATTGTTCTCTAAAAGCTATAAGTCCTGTTATATTAGTACCTACACTTATATTTCCTGCACCATTAGCAGGATTAAAATCGTTATCTGTATAAGGTGCTGTAAAACTTAATACATCACCCTTTGAAAAAAATAAATGATTCTTAAAAAATGCTATATGTGATGCACCTTCTATGTCATCAGGAGCACTCCCTAAAGGAGTATAGTTTGTACCATCATATATAAATGGATAATTAGTACCATCTACTCCTGCTATTTTTTCTGTTATACCTATTCTATATTTAACATATCTTTCTTTATTAACACTTGTTTTATCACTTGTTAAAAAAGTAATTGTTGCACCATCTGAAGGGCTATTAGCTAAGTTTGGAGTAATACTCATAGTAGTTCCACCACTTGTAACTGTAGGTGTTCCTGCTACTGTATATACTAAAGTTACACCTGCAATTGTAAAAGTATCTCCTGCTTGTGGAATAGATGTTAATCCATCTATAGCTAAGTTACTACCTGTTTGACTACCGCCATTTATTACAGGTGTTCCATACTGAGTAACATTTATCCTAGTCCAATTACTGCCAGTAGATTTATATAAATGATTATTTCTACTTGCAATAGCAGAACCTCTCCATGCAGCTAACCCTGTAACACTTCCTCTATTAGTTGTAAAAGTTACATCTGCTTGATCTGCAGGTGAACTTGCTAAACTAGTTGATAATGTAAGTGTTGCTCTTTTAGTTGCAGTAGCCCAACTTACACCACTAACTGTATATGTTCCTGTAATCCCTGCTATAGTAAGTATATCTCCATTTATAGGTGTTATATATAATCCTGCTACAACTAATGTTGTACCTGTTTGACTTGCTCCATGAACTTTAGGAGCACCAAATGCAGGAACTGTATTACTATCAAACTTACTATAACCTAATACTTTTCTATAACCACCCTCTACTGAAGGCTCAAAGTTTCTTAATAATCTAGCACTACCAGGTTTTTGTGAACCTTGTTGCAAAGGTGATAAGCTACTTACCAAACCTTCTTTAAACTCGAAAGCATATGTTTCTAATCTATCTGCCATTTATGAAGCCAATCTATAAACGTATGTACTTCTTTGTGATCTTGTTAACATAGTAGATCTAACATATGTGTTTTCATTTATAAGAACAATTCTCATGTTCTTTAGTCCTGCTTCAAACTTTTCTTTTGCTACTAATGCATCTTGTGTATTACCTCGAAACATATAAGCATAATACATAGCACCGTCAAGAATTACATTTCTATATATTTCTGGTACTTTAGGTACGTCTGTCGAGTCAGTCATTTCAACACTAGTTAAATAATATTCATAAACAACTGTATATGCTTGATCGGGTGCAGGTGATAAAACATATTCTAAACCTGGAGCCTTAGATACAAATACAGGAACATTATATAAACTAGTATCTGATGTATATTCTTGTTCAACAAATCTTTCTAAATACTCTTCATATCTTAATACTTTTAATTTTTGAGTTCTATTATTTAAAGTATTACTTTCTTTAATTCTAAAAGTTTCAAAGTCAACTACTGTAGAGTTTGCAGGAAAGCTATATCTACTTACTCCTGCAGATAAAGTATCTTCTTGCTCTACAAAGTTATAAGGCCAGTGTGGGTACTCTTGATCTATTTCTTGTATAGAAGCATTAACACTGTCTTTAACTTGTGAATGAAAACCTGCAGCCGTAGAAAAATTACTAGTTGTAAGTTCTACTTCATTAAGTCTTCTATTAACTTCATTAACAAGTCCTAAATAATTATATGCCATTAAAATTCCTTAATAGGTAAAGTAACAGTTCTTTCTGCTACTGTTCCACTTGTATCTAATATTTGACAATGTAATTTATATTTTGTATTGTTTGTACCTAATCCTAAATTAACAGTAGCTACTGTATTTGTATTAGATACTCCTACTAAATGTAAATTATTTACAATAGTCCCTGTATTAAATTGTGTTTTTACACCAGATGAATTATTAACAAACCATGTAACTGTATCTATAGTAGCTTGACTTCCTAAATATCTAGACCAATCTACACTAAAATCTACAGTTTCATCAGGATCTTTACTAGGCCATTTAAGTGACATATTATGCTACCTTTACTATTCTATCTGAATCTGTACTTCTTCTATGAACATAAACTGTTCTACGTCTTTCGTAATTATCTTTAACAGTATTAAAATTAAATACATTAGTTGTTAAACTTATACTACCTAATCCAGTTGTCCCTTGTGTACCATTTACATTTACTACTTTAGGAACACCTATTGCCTCTGTATTTATATTAGGAGAACCTACTTGCCCTGTTCCAGATACGCCATCTGGAAACATTGTTAGATTATTAGAAGCAACTCCATATCTATCTGTACCAAATACACCAGTGCCATAAAAAGCACCTGTGTTATTAGATGTAGAAGAAGCCATAGTTAAGCAATCCTAACAATAGCATTTGTTCCATCAGCACTTGGAAAACTTATTACAAAGTTACCTGCAGTTGCAGTTTGATCTGAACTAAAATCTAATACAGCTATTGCATTAGTCGTACTTGAACTACCATCAGTAGTTGTATTATATATCAACCCACCTCTAGCAGTAATACTTGCTCCTGTAAATGTAGCAGTTCCAAAGTTTGTAAAAGCTGTTGTACTATCTGTTGTAGGGTCTACATTTACTAATGCAGTTCCTCCAGAACTATATCCTGCACCTACTACTTCACCTGTAGTAATAAAGTTAGTAGTACCTGCACTTAATGCTGCACCTGCAGAATACAAAGCAATTTTAAAAGTGTGTCCTGCAGAAGAAAAGTCATGCTTACCTTCAAGCAATTCTTTCTTAAAAGAAGTACACATGGCTTGTGAAATTGCCATCTTTAATCCTTTATAAAAAAAATGGGTAGCCCTATCCTTTAGAGCCACCCATGTAGTTTACTCAATTAATAATTAAGCTAATTGGTCACGATCTACTTCGTCTGGCCCTAGATCGTTTGATACGTCTTGCATGACTGCATATACTCTCCAAACACCTGTAGTAGGATCAGCACTACCTGCGGTAGGCCCAATTACTACATCAATAGTATCATCTGCTGATACTACTATTGGAGAATAAGCAGCAGGTATTGATGTCATGTCACCTGTTGAGTTGCTATCACAGTCAAAATTGTCTGCAAAAGCATCAGGGTCAGCACCTGTACCAATGTCAATCTGGAAGTCACCATCACTAGGGGTTACTATCTCAAGACCTGCAGCCCAAACCATTGTTTTTGCAGGAACGTCTATTACTTGAAGAACGTCAGCCGATGCCAATGCAGAACCTTTTGTGGTTGTTGCAGTAGCAAGGTTGAGGTCAACTTCTACTTTATATGGCTCTTTGCGAATAGCACGACTTGGGTGCGTACCTGCATTGATACCATTTGATACGTCAACTGTAGCCATTTTCTATCTCCTTTAAGCCACGTTAAAGTTAGCAGTAGCAATTGCCTCAGGTCTTAAAATCTTACGACCATAGAGGTGCATACCACGCACGATGTCAGCAAAGCTGTCTGGATCACGATAGCTTTCTGTCTTAGATACTTGCTGTGCTGTTGCTACAGCAGAGCTATGTCCTGCTACAATTACACCAAAGTTAGAACTTTGATTACTTGCACCAGTAGTACCTGAACCTGTACCTACTTGTGGTAAGTTATTAGATACATAAATTTTAAATCCATGTAAATTATTTACAACTAAACCATTCTGTAGTCCAGATCCACCAAAGTCAGAATTTAACAATCTGCTATCTTCGTCCTTTAATATTTCAATAAACACAGGGTCAACTACTAACCAACGGTCTCCTGTATCAACAAACTGTTGATCTAAGAGTCTGCCCATTCTATTAATAACTTGTAAAGCTGTAGCAGTAGTTGTTGATTGTGAAGTTTGTCCTGGAAGTCTTGGAGCCAAAGGAATAGAGTTACCTGTTCCTGGCGAGCTAATGTTACCAAAGTCTTCTTTAGTCAATTTCATGGTTGTAAGAAGTTCATCATTACCTGCTGTTGAAACAGCATTTGTTCCTGGTGATGTACTTCTAGCTGTATCTGGAGCACCATGTTTAGCTGACTGTTGATAACCTGCTAAATAACCTAAAACGTCCTGATCATATTGATCTCTCAAACGATAAGCAGCACGGTCTGAAGCCAAAGACATAAAGTTTATGTGGCTATGTGCAGCTTCAATATCGTCAATCTTAAATGCATAGTAATTAGATTGATCTACAACAAGTGTAAAATCCTCGTCATCTAAGTCTTGAGCAGTAATTTGAGTACCACGACTATAAGCCTGTACTGAAACTTCTGGTTCTTTGATTATTTTTACTGAATCACCCATGTTTGCAATCTCACCAAAGTAATCACTATTGGTAATATCTTCAACAACAGATGATTTACGGAAAGCAAGTTGTACCTGCTTAGAGTAAATTACAGGGCTAAAATTACCGTTAGGTAAGTTTTGATACCCCGTTGCCTTAGGGAAAGCCATCTTAAATCTCCTTAAAAAATGTATAAGTAATTAAACGCATAACTTACACAATTCCTTTTGGGGCTGTCTTTTATTGGTGCATACTATTTAGCTGTATAGTATGGGCAATTAAGTCTCAGGTAATCCTTAAATTGTTCGTTGCGTTGTCTTTATTTTAGCTATATCCTTGGTATCACAATGTGGGCAAGGTATAACTAGACCTATGTTGACTTACAGTTTTATAGATAAATCCTTGAATGTCAAGTACTATCTAGCAGAACCTGTCAAATCATAGATAAAATTCCCTGATCTCATAGCTGCTATTATAGCATCCTGTTTAGCTTCATATTCAGCAGGTTGCATTTTCTCTACTTCAGATTCTTTAAAAGTACTTCCCTCTGCCATAGCTTCAGGGGATTCTTTAGAAGAAGTCTTAACAGATTTAGCAGCTTCTCTCTGTACTTCTTTACTAGATTTCTTATTACTGCTAATGCCCATATCTGCTTTATATAAGTCAATAGCCCTAGCAGCAGACATAGCATCATGTTCATTTTCATATAAGGCTTTTTGCACCCACTGTGGTTGTGCCTCTACCCAATTATGAAACTGATCCTCATCTCTAATCTGAATAAAGTCAGGATGTTTTTTAAGCAATTCAACTTCTGCTTTTTCTCGCAGTGCATCGTCTTGCATATCATTAATCTTTTTAATCCTGTCTTCTAACTCTTTCGACTGTTCCTGTGATTTCTTGATAGCTATTGTTTCAACTATCTTAGCTACATCAGGATATTCTTTTGCCCATTCATCAAGTTCTTCTTCACTCTTAGGCAATTTAATCTGTTGCTTAGTAGCTGTGTCTAGTTGAGATTTAAGCTCATCAATCTGCTTTTGAAGATCCCCTTCTTTCTTTTGTGCAAATCTTCTTAAATCACCATACCTTTTTTTAAAACTTCTTTCTTCAGCATTTTCAGGTTCAGGTTCTTGTTTTTCTACTACCTCTTCTTCAGTCTGTTGTGCTTTTTGTAACTCTGCTATTTCTTTTTCCTCTTGTTCTATCTTTTCTTTGTTTGTATTTCTTTTTGCAAATCCTGCTACTTTTTGTTTCTGTACTTCCATAGCTTGTGCTTCAGCCATTTTACTTCCTTTCACGTTGGGGCTAACCGTAGCCGTAAGGGGGAGTTAGGTAGCCAATTGTAGATTCATTATTTTAAATGAGGAATCGTTAACTCATTTTATTTATTCGTCTTTTGAAGCTACTACTTTTTTTGCAATAGCTTTAACACCTGTCGTAATTATTTTTTCTTTTACTTTTTTTGCAATAGCTTCTTTTGTAATCTTCTTTCCTACACTGCTACCTATTTTAGATGCAGCACTACTCATTTTACTACTTGCTTTAGCAAAAGCAGCAGGGCCATAAGTAACTGCCGCACCTGCCGCCACAGCATAAGCAAAATTTCTAAAATTTTCATTGCCTGTATCTACATATTGTGGAAATACTACAGCTTGTCCTTTTTCATCAAAGGAAATCATATAATTTGCCATTCCTTCTACAGATGTTGTGTTACCCCACCTTACTGGTGTTCTAGGATCTTTTAATTTTGTACGAATTTTAGCTTTTGTTCTAGCACCATATCCTAAAGGCTGAGTAGTATCTTGTTGTTGATCTATCTCTCCTCCGTATTTACCTTGTACTACCTGCTCACCTGTGTCTTTATTTATTAAAACTCTTTTAGGAGCTTGTGGAATTAACCCAAAAACTTTAGTTTCTTTTATACCAAGACCTAAAGGTGGGCCTTCTATTGTCTTTACATCTTCTGGAAAAACCTCAATAAGTTTAGGTTTTTTTGCAGAATTTACATGACCACTATGCACATTACTTGATTTTGATATGTAATATTTATCGCCTTTTTTAATCAATTCTGATTCAACTTTAGGTTGTTCTATATCCTTATAACCTAATTGCTTTAAGTCTTTTATACCTGCATTAGATAAATCTTTAGCCATATGTTTAAATATAAATTTTTTATCGTCTTGTTTACCTCTATATCTCATGTCTTTATTTTGACTTACTATGGCTTCATTTTGATTTACTATTTGATTATACAAGTTACTTTCAGGACTTGTCGTATCTGAGTTAGAAATAGTCCCTGCTTTTTCCTGTTTACTTTTTTGCATTAAATTAGGATAATTTTTTTGCACTATACTTTCATAAGTAGTTCCTGCACCAAGTTCTTTTTCTACTATTCCTTTAAAAACAGATGAACCTGCAAAGGCTTTATCCATTTGCTCTTTGTTTAATGGATCTAATAATTTAGGTTGTTCTTTTTTTGGTGGAGTAGTTTTAACTTCTTTTTCTTTTTCTGAGGAATCATCTGTAGTTCCAAGTCCACCTGTGTTGAAACCTAGACGTTCCTCACCCGACTTTTTTACAGGGGGTTCCTCCTCTGTTTGTTCCTCTTCTTCAGGTTTGGCCATTCTAGCTTCTCTTTCAATTTCTCCAATAATATCATCAATGTCTGTATCAAATTCTCCCGTATCATCTTCTACTGCTTCCTCCGAGTTACCCATCTGTCCCATCCTATCCATCTTAGCAAGTCCTGATTTAGCTTCTTGCCTTAACTTCATAAGATTATCTAACCCTATAAATCTTACCACATCTGCAGGAAATACAAACTCACCTTCACTTAACTGTGCAGGTATATCATCTCGCACTTCTTCTTGTGTAGAACCTACTGGCACATCATTACCACTTACAGGATCTACTGTGCCACCTTCTTGTAGTAGTCCACCTTCTTGAAAACCATTTGCAAGTTTTCTTCCTACAGAGGACTGCTTATAATTATCTGCAATAAGTCTAGCTTTTTCTGGAGATTCTACTTCGATAATTTGTCCTGCTTCTTCTAACTCATCTACCATAGCTCTTAATGCTTTTCTTCTTTCTTCAGAACCTTCAGGTTTTTCTCTCACTTTATATTTTTCATCTAGGTCTACTAAATAAGTCTTATCCATAGCATCTTTTTTAGCAATAATTGTTGGAAAAACTTTGTTATCAGAAGAAGACATTTTGTGAGTTTTTAATCTTCTTTTTGCACTTTGTTTTCCTATTGCAGTTTCGGGATCTAAAGGGCCGTCATCTAACATAGGATACTTTTCAGGGTTCATCATTCTATCAATAAATAATTTATCTTTATTTGCTGATAAAGTATCATCAATATATTTTATCTGTTCATCAGTTAAGGCAGGTCTTTCTTTCCTTAACATTTTTTTAGTTTGTTGTCGTTCCATTATTTTTTACTTTCTAAAGATGCATTAACTTGATCTCGTAATCCTTTTAAATATTTAATCATCTGTACTGCACCCTGTGCTTTATATATGTCTACAGGATCTGTAGCCTGTTCCATAGTTCTGTGCTGTGCCTCTAGTAATACATCTAAATGTTCTTTAAATGCATTCCAACTGTTAGGTTGATTAACCAGTGCCTTCAGCTTGGGGAGGTACTTGCTCTGTTGGTTGTTGTTGAGGTTGTGGTTGTTGCTCATTTCCCGTAAATCCTTGTTCTCCTGGTACAGGTACTTGACCTACACCTATGTTGCCACCCCCTGTTCCTGCAGTATCAGCCACATTAGGTGGCCCACCTGCTCCCTGAGGTTGTTGCTGTTGTGGTGGTGGGGTAGGGGGTTGTTGTTGTTTCATCAGTTCAGCTTGTCTTGCGGCTTCTTCTAAACTGTTCGTTACCTTCTCAGGATCTAACTCCATCGACTTGGCTATCTCTCTTATAATGTAAGGGAATTTTGCAAACGGCATTAATGCAGGATTACTTGCTACTTGTAAGAACTGCATCAATCTCTGGCTTCGTACTTCGTTAGCCATCAAACTTTCTGTACCTCTAGCTTTTACTTCTAAGTCACCTTTAATATCTGGGTCATAATCAAACTGCATATTAAAACTAAAGAATGCTTCACCAATAGGTCTTAACAAATAATCATCTGTATTTTTAATTACAGTTTTAATAGAACCAGATGCAGCATTCATTAACATACTAATACCACTTGCAGTTCTACCTACACCTGATACACCAGTTTGCCCATGTGCAAATGATGGGAATCCTGTAGATTCATCTGCAAGTACTCTTGCTTTATCAAACAACTGCATATTTTCATTTGATACATTTGGAAACTTAGTTCCAAAAATACCTTGACCTGGAGCACCTCCTTGCCTTCTAAATACTTTTCCAGGATATACAGATAAGTCCTGACCTGGAACAAGATTAGTCTCATCTACTTCAAAGATAAGATTACCAGATAAGACCGCATTATCGACCGCCATACGCATAAAACCATTCATCAAAGTTTGTGTATCGTCCATGTTTTCTGCGATACCGATCCCGAATAAAGAGTAGGGGTTTAGTTCGTAGGGTACAGCATAATACGGAATTTTTGCAGGTTTAAATGGATTTAATACTAATCGTATAATCTTATCATTACAAACCCATATGTTAGCTTGAAGTTGATCTATGTCTTTTAAATCTTCTGGTATATTAACCTCATTTTGTTCTAGTAATTCTTTATCTACTGCTCCCCAAAACTCAAGAACCTCAAATCTATCTACACCTTTGTCAACTTGATAATCACTTAAATCATCTTCCCAATATTTCTTATAGTAAGATTCTCCTAAATTAATTACCTCATCAATTACATTCGTTCTAAAGAAAGGTCTTTTCTTTAATGCTCTCATTTGAGAACGACTTAACTTATGTCTTTCCACAATGTATTCTGCTTCGTCCATATTATCAGCATCAGGATCTGGATAAAAATTCCAAACACTTACATGTGATGTAGATGGTACAGTTTTTATTGTAGGATTATATTCACCATTTTCATCCCAATTAGGATATTCTTTATCTACTGCAAACGGGCCTTTCATTACACCTGTTCCAAACAATGCCATTTCAAATGCTGTAGACCTTAGTTTTTTAGATGCACTACTTTCATCAAGCTGATCCATTATTTTCTTTTCCATTCTTTTCGCAGCAACTTGTGCAGGAAAAAATGTTATAGCACTTGGTGTAACTCCTGGGCCTTCTTTCAAGTCGGGCATTTTTGATAGTGACTCTTTCAATGGGCCTAGCCTATCCATTAGAGAATATATAGTAGCCCCAGGTGGTAATCGTTTTCCATCTCCAGAAAATCCATATAAACTTTCCATTGATTTTATCAAAGGCATTACTTTAGGATCATTAACTTCTTTAGGTGCTTTCGGATCAAAGTGTACTGCATCTGCTACACCTTCTGGAAGAACACTAGGTTCTATACTTATTGGAAATGTATTGTTAGAAAACAACACATCTGTTATTTGATTGTAAGCTGCTAAAACTTTTGTCTTAGTTACCTTAATAAACACACGGCTTTTTTCTGTTTCAGTAAACTGAACATCTGGCCCATAGATACCTCTATAATTTCTGTATGCTCTTAACCATCTTTCTTCATCTATTCTTCTAGAATCTTCTGCTTTAGTGTATCTCTCCATTACATAAGTAATCATTGAGTCAACTACTTTTTCTTCTTGGAATGCATCCTTTTCTTTATCATCTAAAGCAAACTGTTTATCTTCTGTATATTCTTCCATTGTTTTCCTCAATATCCCATTACAGGGTCTGATGGTGTAAAGCTAGATTCTTTTGCTACTGTAGGGTCATAGTCAAACAAGTTAGATCTAGGTCTACTCATTACTCCATATCTTAAAGCATCATATAAATGATCCTCTGATTTAGTATCTATATCCTCTGGATTTCTTTTATCCAATGGTATAATAGGTAACTGTGCAATTAAATTCGTACAGTTACTAGTTATAACCAATCTTGGCTCTTCTGTAAACTCATCTACTTGCAATCTACTGTGTATCTCGTTTTTACCTGCTACACGACTACCACCACTTCTATCTGATGGTCTCCATCTACACCCCTCCATAATCATAGTCTCTGCAAGTGATGGCCCTGTATCTCCTCTTTTATGCCAACATGATGAATCCAGTATTCCACAACGTATTGTTCCATCATCTTCTTCTGCATCTAGTATCATATGTGCTAAATCTTTAGCTAACACTTTTCTTACATACAATTCTCTATAAACAATCAACTGCTCTGATGGTGATACCGTAAACCATACTACGGCAGAGAAACTTCCATATCCATAATCACATGCTCTAAACTTTACCCAGTTTCTAGGTACATCAAACTGGTCTACTACATGTATCTCTCTGTTAAATTCTGGAAATGCCGCACCTTCTGCTACATCCCAGTTCCCTTCTAACAATTGTCTTCTTTGATTCTCTGGTAAAGACAAAAGCATTGTCTCATAATCGCCTTGCTCTGCAAGAAATGGGTTATCCTGCAACGATGCAGGTATAAACCTTCTCTTAAACAGGGGTTCACCCTCTTTACTATGTCCCTTAGGGTACGTTAAAGGTTCACTTGTCTCTATATTAGTAGCCCAAAACGAATCTCCTGCAGGTGCAGGGTCAATAAACATTTTTTTTACCCATGCATGACCTGGGCCACCTGGGTTTGTTGTTGCTCTAGCATAAATAGGCAAGTCTTTTGCGGTACTTCGTAGTCGGGATCTCATATAATCCCATGCAAAAGGTGTTGCCCACTGCGTTAATTCGTCAAAGCCTACCCAACTAAATGCTAAACCCTGATACCTTAGTACATCTTCGTCCCTATCTAGGTAAGAAAACCATAATCTAGCCCCATTTGGTGCTACCCATTGCATTTTTCTTTCTGACCACTTAATGCCTGGGTATATCTGGGGGTACATTTCCTGACTTTTCCAGATGAGTTCTCTTAATTCCTCTGTAGTATGTCGCAATAGCAACCCACTAAACTGTGGATGCCCCATATATCGTAGTGGATCTGCTAACATAGCATACGATTTACCACCACCTGCTGCACCACCGTACAAAACTTCTCTTTCACTCGATGCCAAGAACTTTGTCTGTGGCCCTTCATTAGGTTTGAATACTACATTCTGTTCTTCTAAGCTAATACTATCACTAGCAGACTCTTCTTGCACTATCAGCTTGGGCTTCAAGTCTTTTTTCTTCTTTATAGCCTCTGGTTTTTTCGATTTTCTCCGCAACTTGTATTGCTTTTTCGAGCCTTCTGGCCCACTCCCTAAGTGTTTTAACTTTGCTGTTTCTTTTTCCTTCATCTTTTACTCTTTTTAACAATCCTGCGTGAGATATATATCTGCCTGTAGTTTTCGTTAACCAATGTGCTACTTTTCTAGAAGAATACTGCTTTAAATATTTTTTTGCCTGTTCCAATGCTTTTAACTCCTCTGGTATTGGGTCAAGTATATCAGGGTCTTCTGATACTTTGTACCCAAAAGGTACACACTTTACCCGTTTAGATAGAAAAGGTATTGATACATATTCTTCGTTATCTGGTTGTGGTAATATCCATGCTCCTAAATCTGGTAACTTATCCTTCATATTTTCTACAAAAATTACAAATTAACTTTGTTAATTATTCTCTTTTGGAGGTAAAACCATCAAACCATTTGGTGCTTCTACCTGTATCTTGTCTGTTTTAGCTAATCCGATACGATCTAATAAATCTTTAGATGCACTCAGCTTTTCTTTCATGCCTAGCTCCGTAGGGTCAACCATGCCACTTACAAGTGACATAGCTGCCCGTGGGCCATTTCTAGCCATAAACAACTGAGTTACTTCTACAATTTCTTCTTTCAGTGCTTTTACGATTTCGGTTGTAGAGTTACTGTCTGCATATCCTGCTAACTTCTTTGCAGTCAATACATCTCCATTAGCCTCATCAAATAAAACATCTAAAAATTTTTGTTGCTTCTCAGTTAATTTTCTAGCCATTACTTTAACCTACTTTCCTGTAGCTTCTTGTTTTTTTGGCAATCCGTTTGGGTTGAGCCACAAATTGCTTACCCATTTTCCTGCCTTTGCGTTTAGCTCTAGTAGTTGCTCGATACTCTGAGTCTGATAGTGAAGCAATTGCTTTGCTTGGGAGATACCTTTCTCCTGTAGCTCTACTGCCTTGTGTACTAGGTTTTCCACTTTTAGTCCTCCATTTTTGTTTAGTCCATGATTTTAAACTCTTTTGAGATTTAGCTAGTGCCATCGTTATGCTTTCTTTCTTTTTTTAGTTTTCTCTTTCATTGCATTAATGAATTTTCTATACACTGCAGCAGCTCCTGCTTTCTTTGCTACCCTAGCCCTCTGTTCCATTGCTATTGCTGCTTGTATTTTATGTGCATGACTCTTGCCACTCTTTTTAATAATCTCAACACTTCTTTT